CACAATAATAATTAGATAAAATATATACTCAAACATATAATATAATATGAGCATACCAAATGATTATCCTTTTCTTTCTAAGATATTCTTAGAATTAGTATCAAATCAACAATTTAAAACTGCGTTTCAAGCTGTTGCGCCAGAAATTTATGCAGACATAGAGAGTGCGAGTACTAATCCAAATTGTAGTTGCAGAGGTAAAGTAGAAAATTATGTTAATACAAATAGACAAAAAGCTCTTGATTTTTTAAATAATTTTATTGAAAATACTGGAGTAGAAGTTGATCTAATAGCAATTACTCAAAAATATACAGTAAAATCATACGCAGGAGTGACTGAAAAAGTAAAAATTTCAGAATGGCAAACTTTTCAAAATCGCTTAGTTCAAGAAAGAGCAAACTTTAGAGCATTTTCAACTTCAAAAATTGATGATGAATATGTTAACGTATTTTTTCTATGATCTTTTTTGAACTTCTTACTTATATAATATTAAGTTTGGGAATTAGTTTTGTTTGGAGTTTTTCTGATATATTTGCGCCAGTAAGAAATTTTATAGCTAAGATTCCATATATTAGGCGACCATTATTATGTCCAGAATGTTCTAGTTTTTGGATGGGAATTTTTACTACTTTATTTTACAATCCTCTTTACTATACCCTTGGAATCTTTTCTTTTCCATTTTGTGGGTTAGCAACTCATCTCTTTGCTTGTTTTTTATATAAAATTTACTTTAAAATTAAAAACTAATATTATTAGTTCGATCTATTGTATCTTCATTCTGTAGATTATTTCTATTTGTAATTGGAAGAGTGGGTCTACTAAAAGCTTGATATGTTAAATTAACAAGAGAAGAATCGCCAACTGATCCTTGGTAAGATTCTCCAAGAAATATAGCTTCATTAAAATTAAAAGATAAGATAGGAGCTCCAGTTGGATTTTTAAAGTCTCTAAATGTTATGCCTAGGGATTCTACTTTATATTGACATAATAAATCTCTTATATTTTTGACTTGATAATCATCAACCTTAATTCCAAATGTAAGATTTGTAACAACTGGCGGATTTGTAATTATTTGAAATGGATAAGAATTACCCAGCTTGTATAATATATTTCTATTTGTATCTATACTTAATGTGAAATTTTGAAGCCTATTAAATTCAAAATCATTTAATGTCACTTCTATATCTCCATAATCTGCTATCTTTATATCATTTTTAGGCAATAGAGATAAGCTTTTATCTACTCCTTCTCCAAATTCACCAAGTACTGTTAAATTTGCACTTAAAGCTGGTATTTGATTAACAGCGCAAGATATGGAATAATTATTTAATATACCCGAATTAAAAGCAAAGTATTTATCTTTATATTCTAAATATCCGCTAAATGTACTATCTCCTGTATAATTTATAAAGTTATCAGAATCTATTAAAAGCTTATTAACTGTTATTTCTGCTGTTACTGGCTTAGAATGAGAAAAAGTAACGCTTTCCATACCAAGGTATCTTGTAAGATCTATTGGTAAATTATAGTTAAAAGTAAAGTCTTGTATTCCTAAAACTTCTTTAGAATCTACAAATAACCTTTGATTTTCTTTTACAATTCTTCTTAACATTATAAATTAATTACACTATTAATAAGTGTAATAATACTAAAGGTGTAAGGTAAAAATGAGTGATTTATCATTATATAAGGTTGACGCTTGGAACTCTGCTATTTCTTATAGTAAGAATGACATAGTATTATATGGTGGTTATTATTATTATAGTTTAGTTGACGATAATCAAAATCATACTCCAACTTCTTCGACTGCTAATGTTTACTGGGGAGGATATAGATATTATTCTGCTGTAACAAAACCAGAGTTCTTTTGGAAACCAACTTATGCTTCTCAATTACAAATGAAGCCAGCTGTAAATGTTATAAAATTTGGTAATGGGTACGAACAACGTATGGCCGATGGAATAAACAACAATCTTCAAAAATTTAATTTAAATTTCGAAGGAAGAGATAAAAATGAAACAAGAGCGATTGCTCATTTCTTACATAAAAGAAAAGCTGCAGATTCTTTCTTTTTTGATGCTCCATTTCCATATAATTTTGATGCATCTCAATCTTATCCAAAAAGATTTATTTGTGATGAATGGGATATAGGTTATAATTTTTATAATAATTATAATATAACAGCAAAATTTTCTGAAACTTCAAATGTATGAGTATTAATTCTAACGAACAACTTGGTACAAAAAAAATATCTATAGAAGGCTCTAAATTAAATCCATCTGCTTTAGTAACTTTATATGAATTTGACTTTAGAAATTTTGGAATAGAAAGAGATGATATAGATTTAGCCGAATTAAGTTTTTCTAATGAAATTCCAATACCATATAATAATTCACAAAGTCTTCCAAATTATAATGGTGCGGAAATAGATTCTCCACTAGGAATTTTACGTTTTCATAATATGACAATAAATTTTGAAAATACTAGTTCAAATTTAAGTAGTCCAACTTTATTTAATCAAATAATCTGGCAAGGAAAAAGATATGTTCCATTCCCAATTTTAATCGAAGGACTTGAAATAATGGCTAGAGGCACTTTACCAAAACCAAAATTAACTTTTACTAGTCAAAATCAAATTGAATCATATGAAGCTTTTTTTGTAAAAATAAAAAATACAATTCGATCAATTGGCGATATAATTGGTTTAGAAATCACTAGAAAAAGAACTTTTTTGAAATATCTTGATGCCGTGAATTTTAAAAGTTATGGCGGAATTATAAATGATGATGATTTTACAATTGATCCAGATCCTTACGCTCAATTAAATCCAGATATTTATTATATTGATAGAAAATTAAAAGAAAATAAAAATGTTTTACAATATGAATTGAGTTCAATTTTAGATTTAGAAAATATAAAACTTCCACTTAGAACATTATATGCTGAATCTTGTTCTTTTGATTATAGAGGAGAGGGTTGTGGATTTTCAGGTGCACCAATTGCAAATGATAAAGATGAAACGATAACACTTTTATTAGATTCTAACGTCTCTGCTGGAAATCCAGAATTATGGGAAAAAGCTAATAATGCAAGTTATTCAAAAGGACAATATGTTTATGTTGAATTAGATGGAATTAAATATTATTTTGTTTCAAAAATAAATAATAATTTATATTCTCCATTTAATAGTAGTTATTGGATTGCAGATCAATGTTCTAAAAGATTAAAGGGATGTAGAAAAAGATTTGGTAGTCCATTACCATTCGGAGGATTCCCACCGACTTCTCAGGAGGTATAATTATGGTCGAAGTAGAATTACATGGTATATTAGCAGAAAAAGTAAAAAAAACTAAATGGAATTTATCCGTAAATAGTGTTGCAGAAGCTATTAGGGCAATAGAAGCTAACACTAAAATTTTATATAAAACTCTTTATGAGTTAGAGAAAGATAATTTAAAATATAGAGTTCTTATAAATAAGAAAGATTTTAAAATTTTTAAAAATCCAGATGAAATTGAAAACGATCTTGAAAAAGCTATTTATTCAAATTTAACAGTATCTTATAAAAGTGAAGATTTAAAAAGTATTGATATTATTCCAATTATAGAAGGAGCGGGTGGAATTATTAGTGCTGTAGCTGGAATTGTTTTAACTATTATTGGAGTAGTATTACTTTTTATTCCTGGGGGTCAAATTTTTGGTGCGGCTTTAATTATAGCTGGAATAGGTTTAACTGCTGCTGGATTCTTATCTCTATTATCTTCACCTCCTCCATTTGTAGCTCCAGAATTTCAATCTCCAGAAGTAGCGGCGAAAGGTGGTGGTGGAAAATCTTATCTTTTTGATGGACCAACAAATACTAGAGGCGAAGGTGGACCTATTCCAGTAGGATATGGAAGACTTATCGTTGGTTCTAAAACTGTTAGTGCTTCATTTAATACTAGTTACGTTAAGAATACTGAATCAAGGACAAGTTAATGAATCTAAAAGAAGATAATAAAAAATTTTATCCTAAAGTTTTAAGAGGAGCGGGAGGAGGAAAAAGTTGTAGCCCTAGACCACCACCAGATCCACATACTCCAATTGAAGCGCCCGAAGGTATTTTTAAAACTAACGTAGCAGGTAAAGTTCTTTCTAGAACAGAAACAGAAGTCACAGATTTAATTTCTGAAGGTCCAATTGAAGGTTTAGTAAGTGGAAAATATGTTTATGCTGGTCAAACTAATCAAATTGGTTGGTCAAGTTATATTTTTAATATATATCCTAGTAAACAAAATAATCCTTATCTGAGATCAATATTTTGGAAAAATGTTCCATTAATTGATGATGCTGGAAATTATAATTACTCTCAAATTAATTTTAGATACGACAATGGAAATCAAACTACTGCAACAAGTTTAGCCACTGCGTTAAGAAATCCTACTAGTGCAGCAGATATTCCTCAAGCTTCTAGAACTTTAACATTAGGAGATACTTTAAGATTTGGGCCAGATTTTGCTAAAAATTATGATTTTAAAAGCACAAATATAAGTGAATTAATCGTATCTTTGAAAATAACAGCTCTTTTTGATCAGCAAAATGACCCAAATAGAGATCGAAGAACTTATGATCTAGGTTGTGGTCAAACTGCTAAAATTTCACAAACAGCTGGAGATATTAGAGATAGAACGATAACTTATAGATTCAAAATTTTTAAAATAACTAGCGGCGGATATGTAGAAATACGATCTTTGCAAAGAGATGAACAAACCAATGGAAAAATAAGTTCTGGTATAATTGATGCTTTTAAATTTGATTTAAGCGGTCAATATGATCCAAATGATATAACATTTTTAGGATGGAGAGTTCAAGTACAAAGAACTAGCAAGGAAAGTACTGTATTAAATTTGAAAGACTCTGTAACGGTAGATTCAATTACTGAAGTTTTTAGAGAAGACTATATATATCCAAAATCTGCAATTTTTAAAAGTTTATTTACATCAGAATATTTTCAAAATGTTCCAGATAGATCATATGATGTAAAATTATTAAAAATAAAAATACCAAGCAATTATGATCCAATTAAAAAAACATACAATGGAGATTGGGATGGAAGATTTTCGGATGAATATCATCCTTCTGGAATTGGACTTTATTGGAGTGATAATCCAGCATGGTGTTATTATGACATATTAACAAATAAAAGATATGGATTAGGAAAATATATAAAAAATCAACAAGTAGATAAATGGAATTTATATCAAATTGCTCAGTATTGCGATACAATTGTTGATGATGGGTTTGGTGGATTAGAACCAAGATTCACCTGTAATGCAGTAATAAATGATTTTTCTGATGCATTTAATTTATTAAATGACATGGCCAGCGTTTTTAGAGGAATGTCTTATTATGCTAATGGTTCAATTTTCGCAATTGCTGATATGCCAAAAGATCCTTATGTTTTATTCACAAATTCTAATGTAGAAAATGGAGATTTTAATTATTCTAGTAGTAGCAAAAAAACAAGAAATACAGTAGCTGTTGTTAGATATAATGATATGAATTATTTTGCTAAACCAACAGTTGAACATATTGAAGACCCAGATGGAGTAAGAAAATATGGTATCAGAAAATTAGAAATTACCGCATTTGGTTGCACAAGTAGAGGCCAAGCTTATAGACTTGGAAAATGGGCATTAGCTAGTGAACAATTAGAAACAGAAACTGTTGATTTTACCGCAGGATTAGATTCAGTATATTTAAGACCAGGAGATGTTATTAAAATTGAAGATTCAAATAGACTAATGCATAGATTAGGAGGAAGAGTTTTAGGAATTAGTACAGGAATTGGTGGTAAACATAAATTTATTCTTGATGAAGAATTTAACAATATTTCTGGATACTTTACAACAAATTTTCCAAACCAAACATATAAACTTGAAATTCTAACACCTACATCAAGAGCGACTGGAACAAATTATTCTGATTTTGTTACAGGCTATGAAAGAAGTAAGATTCAATCTGGACTTTTTCAAATGAATTCATCTTTTGTAAATACAGCTGCTGGTTATGATCCAGAAAAAACTTTAACAGAAATTAATTGCAATAAAGTATTTAATGCAACTGATTATAATTTACATACTGGAGCAATTTGGACTGCTCAAACTACTGGCGGTGGTTTTGGAATAAATACCGAAACTGAATTATATAGAATAATTGGAATATCTGAAATTGAACCATTTAAATATAATATAAATGCAATGGAATACAATCCAAGTAAATACTTATATGTTGAATCTGGATTTTCATTTACAGATGCTCCAGTGCTAAGTCCAATTGCATCAAAAGAAGCTAGCTATCCAAGTGGTCTTGCATTATATGAAACAGCCGATTTATATTTAAATTATGATATCAGTGGTGCTGTAGATACTCAAAATTCTGAAACAAGTTATTGGAGAGTATATATTAAAAGTGGAAGTGATTTTATCAGCAATGATCTTCAAACTCAATATGCTAATGTTCAAGGCTTTACGGTTAACGTACCAAAAGAAGATTTCTTTTTAAATTCTCTTCAAGTCCCTAGTGATAATTCTGTTGTAAGTGGAGAGCATGTTCCTACTGGAAATAATCAAACTTACTATTTTAGAATTTATGGTATAAGTCCAAGAGGATATTTCTCTAGAAATTATAGAGGTGGAAATTTTTATTATTCTTCTAATTTATTAGGAGATTATACTAATTTAATTGAATTAAATGATTTTAAATATAGATCTAGTTATGATGATTTGACTACAATTCCAGTTGTAGGTCCAAACGCAGGTCAATTTGAATCTGTAAATTTAAATACAGGTAATTTAATTCATGATAAAACTTTAAGTCTTCAATGGAATCTAGATAATCTTGCTCCAGTTTTAAAAACATGGACAAATGATGAATTAACTTATAGATTGAATTTTGGAACTGGAAATTTTGATGGATCTGGAGCTAATAGTGAAACTTTTATAAACACAGATTATTATTCGCCTAGCTCTTTGTCTGCTGAATTTTCAGCATTTACTGGTTTTACTGATGAAAATTTAAGATCATATTTAAGAGATGATGTAATTTCTGGATTTTGGATAGCTATTGATGCAAGAGAGAAAGATGGAGGGGTAAAGTATACTTCTCAACAAACTTTAGCTGGAACCCCTTATAATCAACCTCATGGTTATCTTTTTGGATTATTTCAAAATGATCAAATGACTTCTGAAAAATACGATATAAATACTGCTACAGCTCTTATAAATAGTGACAATAATATATCGGTAGTAATAAAAAATCCACAATCTTATTTTGGAAGTATTTATATATTTTTCACTGATCAAAATGCTGCAACTGGTTATTTAACTCAAGATAATTTAAATAAAATAATGTATCAACAATTTACTGGTCCAGGTTATACTAGTTTTGTTAAAGCGTTAGCTAATAGTGGAATCCAATTAAGAGAAGCATTTTTTAATGGAGCAGATACTTTTACAACAACTACTAGTTTTGTTAAAAGCGTTGGAGCGGGAGTTCTTAAAAGTGGATATATGACATTAAGACCATCTACTAAATTTGAAGATAATTTAATGTCTCAATATGAAAAAGATTTTGATAATGGAAGCACTTATGATTTAGGTAATTATCAGAGAAATGTATTTTATACTAGATGCCAAGGCGGAGTATCAAATGGTTGTCAAGTCTGCGATCCTACTCCTTGCCCAAATTGTACGGCTGGATGGACCTCCGAAATTAATCAACAAGGTCAAAAAATATGTTATAATGTCAGTTATAGTACCGTAGATGCTGTCCCAGTAGATTATCAAGTTGATCCACCAGGAGTAGCTACTACTTATAGATTTCCAAGAGTTAATAATCAAGGAACTGCTGTTGATACTGATAGGCAAATTGTTAACAATTTAGTATTTTTACCTCAAGCCAATGCTAATCCAATTTATATAACTAATAATTTAGGCAATATTGTAGATGAGGAGCAATTGTCTGGAGTAAGTGGTTATCTTATTGGTTTAATAAATGATCTAAGTGGTGACGCTTTCCTAAAAAGTAAAATAAATAGCGGAGATTTAAGATTAGCCAGTGGCTATTACTTGAATTTAAGTGGTACTGGTGGACGTTTATTATTTAATGCAGATCAAGTTTTAAATTCAACAACTAGAACTTACGCACCATCTGGATATTTTAGACTTGATATAAATGGAACTGGTGTTAGAATTCCATATTTTAAATCATCTTAATTATTTTTTAATCTTTTTAATTCTATCAATTAATTCAAATATTTTAGATTTTGGAATATCTTGAACAGAATTAAGACTATCTGCTGCTTCAAATTTTTCTTTAATTAATTTTTCTTTAAGATAATCGAAAGAAATTCCTTTATCTTTCATAACCTTTTCTAAAAGAACTTGTGGAGAAGTTGGATTCTCATTTGAGCCTACTGCTTCTTCGAGAAGTTTTGCATCACCTAATTCTTCTTGTGATACGATATTAATCTTTAAGAAATTACGAACACATCTTACGAATGCTCTATTTTCTGCAATTGCTGCCAAGAAGTATCTAGCGAAACTCTTTGTGTTATTTAAAGTAGCATCAGCAAGAGCTTCAAATTCAATAACTGTTCCATTAGTCTCATAATTAGGAATCCATGTAATTTTACAAGATGTTGCAAAATAATTTTCACTAGCTGCAACTACTTTATATTCAACACTAGTATAGCCTCTAATTTGAGCAAGTTCTTTAATGCCACCCAAAAGAATAAGCAAATCTTTATCTTGAAGTTTAGATACGTCAGTTTCTTGAGTTTTTTGTCTATTAGGAACAAGATGTTCTGTTTTTACCATTTTACGCCAATTGATAGTTCCATCATCATTATAAGTATAATTGGTATTCTTGTCTTCAATTAACCCATATTTGTTTCTTGTAATAAGTTTAGGAGGAACAACTTCTAGTGTTGGTTCATTTAGTTCTGAAGTAATATTAATATTATTATCAAAAAGCGCGGAGCTTCCAATTGAAGCGGTTTGTTCTTGTTGTTTAATTTTTGGGCTCATTATTAGTATGATAGTCTATTTATATAAACTAGTCAACTAAAAAAGCATAATTATCTGCATGTTTCCAAAAGGTATCAATATCAATAATTTCTTGAATATTTTGATCAAAATCTTTAATAGGTAAATCTTTTTCCACAGCAGCTTCACTCATATATAATTTACTATTACTTAATATGAAATGATTACTTTTGTAGTATTTTACATTTTTATAATCATAATCTTCTTTGGTTTTATGATTTAATTTTAATATTAATCCTAAATCCATATAATGGATTTTAATATTATTAATATCTTCTTGATCTAATGTTGAGATTAATGCAAAGTTAATATTTTCATTCTTTAATAAATTAATGAATAATGGATCATTTTCTTTTTCAACTTTATATACGACTTGAGTGATATTAGCTTTGTAAGTCTTTATCAAGTTTTCTGAAATAGTTTTATTGGTTATAATTAAACATTTACTTTGAGCTAATTGTGCTGCTAGAAAATTTTCATTAAATTCAATATCCATTCTAACGATAATATTTGGCGCACCAAAAGAAGCTGGATTAACAACCATATTTGGTACAAGTTCTATGGTTTTATTCATATAACTTAAACCTATAGATTTGAATTTACTTTTAATTTTATGCTTTATACTCAAACTGTTTAAAATATTTTGAGCTAAAATATCTGGTTTTATATTATTGATAACTTTAGGATTCTCTTGTGGTGCGTATGAAGGTTTCATTTTTTTATCAAAACCTTGAATTAAAAGTAAATCTTCTTCTTTACTCCAATATGGTTTGTTCTGCGATGCATAAATATTACCATATAAACCTACGATTTTTTTATTATAATTTGAAGCTAATTGTAGCCCTAATAAATTAGAGCCTATGTAAACTATAGAATTTTTAATTAAATATGCTTTTTGATTTACTGTATAACCAGTAACAGTATAAGCATTAAGTAGTTTAGGATCATTTTGCCCACATATTTGTAAGATATTTATATTATTTTCTTTTAATGAAGGTAGAATTAGACCAATAACTTCTTGCCAATAGTCATAATTTTTAGATTGATATTTAGAATCATTTGTTTCAATTATTATATATTTGTCAAAATTTAATGGATAATATTTTTCATAAATATATGGTTTTGATATCTTTAAACCGCAGGATGTAGCAAATGCTTCTAAGATATGCATATAGATATTAGAAATTTTTTATATCAAATTCAATTTTATCTTTACCATTGTGAAGATAATTTAATATTCTTTGTGTTCCGATATAAGGTAAAAATGCAATTTCAAAATAACCTTCAAAATCTTTATTTCCTTCGCACCATATTTGGTTTTCCATTTGAGGTACAAATGGGATAATTTTATGAACATAAGGATTTCCATCTAATACATCAAAATATTCATTTTTTGTAGCAACATATAAATTATAATCTGGATATAATCTTTTAATTGATGGAAATAAACTGCTACTCATAAATACATCTGATTCATCTTCTGGAATAACATATAAAATTCTTTTGCCGTGATCATCCTTATCCAGAAGATCTTTAAATTCTACTTTTTTATTTTTCTCATTTTCTTGCCAAGCTACTTGTCTGAAATAGTTTTCAATCTGTTCTCGCTTTTGACCTTTTGCAATTTCTTGCATCCAATATTTATGACCATCATCATTCTCGTCAACTTCTGGTCTTTTTAAAATTTTAGCATATAAAGCCTTTAACCATTCAGAATTATCTTGTATAAGTGGAATTTTGCATAAAGGATCTTGTTCTTCTGGCTGTATTGAAATATTTTTATAATCTACAAATTCTGCTGAATCTATAAACTCTTCAAATTTGTTGCCAATAACTTCTGATGAATAATTATCTATAGTCCATTCTCTAGCTTTTCTACCCATTTCTCTTCTTTTTTCTATAGGCATTTTCCATACTTTTTGTAATTGCTTAGATATTGAATTTGGTAAAGTAGAAGCCTTTCTAAATTCTGTTCCGTGCTCTCTGTATTCGGCCCAATCTAAAGCTAGCGAGTTAGCTTCTTCTAGACACATCTCTTCTCCACAACTATAATTTGTAACTAAAGTAATAAGCTCGGTTAGTTTTGCTTCTTGAATTGGTATTTCTTGTCCACCACTTGTAAAAGGATGACAATACACATCCATCAAATTATAAACTTCATTTAATTGTTTTTCTGTGATTCCAATTCCTACGTTAGTCGTTATTTGAGATTTTTGAGCTTTGCAAAATTTACAATCAATATCTTGTCCAGTAAAATTTTTGACTTCATAATTACCGCAGCTTTTACAAACATAAGTAGTTAATATTTCTTGCTTAGGTATATTATATTCCTCTGCTAACTTGTAGATATTCCAACCTTCGGACCAATGAGTATGTAAAAGTAAGTAAGTGTTTTTAACTTCTGGATTTCTGGCTTTCCAAATGGCGTAACCTTCTAATAAGTTTGGAACGCTTTTCCTTAATTGATTTCTAAAAACAAAACCAATAATAAAAGCATTTGGATTGATGTTATTTTTAATTCTTAAATTTTTTCTTTCATCTTCAGATAATCTATAAAAATTATTTATATCAATTGGTCCATGCATTGTTTCTACTTCTTTATGACCCAAATCATGTAAAGCTTTAGTCGCAAAATCACTCCAAATCCAATAATTTTTTAATTTTGATGCGCAAGAAACAGCAGATGGTAATATAGGTAAAGAGTCAAGTGTTGTCCAAATAGCTGATTTAATTTTATTAAACCAAGGTTTTCCTATGCTGTAATCTACTCCCCAAATATCTTGAGCCGCAACATAGACATCTGGTTTTTCTTGTTCTATAACTTTATCTATAAAATATGCACCATAACTAGCAAGTCTTGCTTGGTTTGGGTCTTTATTTAGTTGCTCTATTTCTGCTGGTGAATTTGGTAAAGTTCCTAAAGATTTCCAAGGTGTTTTTAGTAAGTCTGGATTTCCTTCTTGCATTCCACAGCAATAGTGAACGATATCATATTTTCCAGTTTTATATAAATAAGTTAAAAGAGACTTTGATACTCTACCAAAGCCAGTTTTGGCTAAAGCAAAATCTGAATGATATAAAAATTTCTTTTTCTTAGACATTACCAAAGCTCGCCATCATTATCAGTTTTGGCATCGTTTTGATTATCGTCATTATCTTCTTTTTTAGAATTTTTAAGTTTTTTAATTGTTTCTATTCTCTGACATTCAAATACGGAATCTAATGCATAAGATAAGAACTGCTTCAATAGACGAGCTTCATTAAAATAAAATCCAATTAAATATGATTGTTTATTTTCACTATTTTGTTTATCTGTCTTAGATACCATATAAGAGAATCCAACTTGTTTTTCGTCCCTAAGATATGGAGATAGTTTAATTTGAGTAGATTGCTTTTCTGAAGTATGATATGCAGAAAATTCAGTATTTCTTTCTAAGGCATCTAAAAGACCAGCGGCTTCTGTCAGAGAAAATTTAATCTTAACACTTTTATTTGGATTATTTTGATTTTCAGAAAACGAGCCAATTTTCTTAGCCTCGTTCCAAGAGGATTGTTTAATTAATGAACTCCAAATTGAAGCATCTTTTGAATTTACTGTAAAGCTGCAAGCTGTTCCAGTATTTTTACTATTAGGTTTGTAGAATGATATCATATAGTGATGATATATTATCTTTAATAAAATGTCAAATCTTTTTAATTTCGCTAAGTTTCATATATATTTCATGATCTTGAATTGCTACTAAATCAGCAAATATACAATCTTCTTTCTTGATACCTTTAACTATTACTATATTCTTTTCGTCTGGATTCTTATTACCATTAAGAGTTTTGCAATTTTCTATCTTATCGTTAAATAATAATACAGTAATATCGCCAGTTTCATCTGATATTTTAAGTCTTAGGTATTTTGTTTTCTTCTCATTCTTTGATGTTCCAGAGTATACATCCGTTATTTCCCCTACTAATGCTACTTTTGTATTAACTGGACAATCAAGTATTTCATCAATTCCTAATAGGTCTTCTCTTTTTTCATGAAAAATACCCTTTAATGTTCTTTCGTAAGTATAACCAAGAAGTCTTTTTTCGTAATACCAATTAGCGAAACTTTCACTTTTACTATTTTGATTGTAGATTTTTAGATAAGGTTCGTATTTAGATTTAATTGTATCTAATCTAGAGCTTTTAATTATTACTTTATTCTTTTCATCAGTAAATGTATTTAAATGTTTAATTATTCTAATAAGATCATAATCAAATTGTTCTGCAAATGAAATTGCATACTTCTTTTCTTTTGCTGTTAATATATTCCAAAGTTGAGCTTCCAATACTATTTTGCTTCTAGATTGTTTAAATCCAGTTAAAGCTCCAGCTTGAATCAATGAACATAAGACTCCAATATTGAGATCTGCTTCTTCTGCTGCTTGAAAGATTTCGAACTTATTAGAATACTTGTTTCTAAAGCCATTTAGCTTTTCAATTGATTTATCTGAAATACCTTTAATTGATAATAGTCCAAATCTGATATCTGAACCTTCTATAGAGAAATCCATTTCAGATTTAATAATATGAGGCTTTAATAATTTAATATCAAAATGCCCCATTTCTTTTTGGATCTTAGATATTTCGCCAATTGGATCTGGTTCGTTTCTGGTCATCTTTAATAGAGACAAAAAGAATTGTTGAGGATAATTAAACTTCAAATAAATAGTAATCGCGGCTAAAGCTGCATAGGCGATTGAATGTGATTTATTAAATGAATAGTTTGCTGAATCCTCTAAGATTTTCCATAAGATTTCTCCTACTTCTTTTGGAAGTTTATTTTGTTTTATCTTATCTTCGATCTTCTTTTTCCAAGCTTTGATTTCTTCAGTTTTCTTTTTACCTACAATTCTTCTTAAAATTTCTGCTTCGTCCAAAGTGAATCCAATTTTATTGGCCATCTTCATTAATTGTTCTTGGTACAAAGCTACTCCACCAGTATCTTTTAGTATATCATCGAAGAATGGATGAATACTTTCAGATTGTTGAAAGTTAGTATGAGCAGCGTATTTATCAGCAAATTGTAAAGCTCCAGGTCTAGCTAGAGCTAAAACGCCACTTAATTCTTCTAGATTCTTTGGTTTAACTTTTTGACAAACTTTAAAATTAGTTTCCGCTTCGATTTGGAATAGACCATGAGGATTTCTTAGATCTTGTAGATTTCTATAGATAGACTCATCATTCAAATCAATATCAGTTATTTTTTTACCAATGCTTTTACAAACGTCATCTACAACTGAAACGCTTCTTAAACCTAAAATGTCAAGTTTAATATTAAATAATGAAACCCAACTCATATCAAAACTCGATACTGCTTCCTTATCTCCAGATAATTCAGTTGGACAAGAATTTTCTAGATTATTATAAGATAATAAAACTCCAGATGGGTGAACACCTTTATTTTTAATTAAGTTTCTTAGTCTAAGAGCGATAGCGTAAATGTCTTTATTATTGTCGCACCATTCTTTAAATTTAGGTACATCGTCATAAGCTGTAGTAATATCTTTAACTTGTCCGAAGATTTTAGGAATCAAAGAAGATACTTCTGTCATTTCTTGTTCTGATTTTTCTCCAACAATTTTTCCGCACTCTTTTATTAGAAGTTTTCCACTTAATGTATTTAATGTTAAAATTTTGCTAGTCTTACCTTTAAATTGTTCTTCTAGATATTGTAAAACTTTATGTCTATTATAATAACAAATATCTAAATCTACGTCACACATTAAACTACCATCCAAATAGGTTACTCCATCAACAATTTGCTTTTTAGCTCTAATCTTAGATATAAATCTTTCGAAATAAAGATCATATTTAACTGGATCAATTTGAGTAACTCCAATTAGATACAATATGAGAGAACCTGCTGCTGAACCTCTACCTAATCCAACTGGAATATTATTCTTATTGCAATAATCAATAACACTCCAAACTAAAATAATGTAATCAATAAACTCCAATTCTTTAAGAGTTTCTAATTCGTACTTTGCTCTTTCAATATATTTTTTATATAAATCTGAGTCTTTTTTAAGATTTAATTTTTTAAAACCTTTTAAAGCTAATGCTCTTAAGAATTCATAATTTGATACATCTTCACTTACTTCTAAATCATGCTTGTATTCATTATCAATTTTAAACTCTGGAAGTCTTACTCCATAAAGAGGCAAATCTACTTGATCAAATAAACTATTAAAATCTTTATTCGTCATGTTCTTCCTCTTCTTCTTTTTTTCGTATTTTATCTATTTCTTTATCAAAAGCTGAAAGTCCAGTAGCCAAAATCCTCATTGAAGACTTATCTTTTAAGTGAAAGAATACGTCTGCTTTGCCTTGCTTTTTACCTTTTTGAACAGTTATAAGAAGATATTCTATATCATTATCTTCTAGCTTTTGTGTCAAGTCATATACATCATCTAAAGATCCCATATTATACCTCAATTTGCCACTTTAGTTTATTCCAAACTTTTAAGTTAAGATCAAGGTCATTAATTGCATCGTGCAATTTATCATAGTCATGATCTATACTATTCTCTTTACCAAGGAATGTCAAGCTACTTTTTACATCTTTTCGTTTTGTATGATAGATTTTATATTGATATTCTAATAAATCAGTATTAGGTTTATATGGAGTTCCATATTTTGCGCCCCTTGCCATGCAATTAGTATCAATTATTTTATTCATTAGATGATCCCAATGGCATCCCATTGATTCGTATAATTCTTTAATTAAAAAAATGTCAAAGCCAAGAATATTATGACCAACAATATAATCTGCATGATCTAACCAATCTTTAATTGTGGGAAAAGCTTCTTTAATATCAAGACCTTCTCTTTGAACTTTTTTGTGATCATACCTTGTGATTCTTGCTGCATCATCACTAATCTTTAAATCAGTATTCCACTTAATATAAAAATTCTTACTATCAGTTTTAAAATCACCTTTGGCTTTTATCATTCCAATTTGCCAAGGTAGGTTGTGACAAAAATTTAAGCAAAGATTAAATGTTTCTAAATCAATAAAAACAAAAGTCTTGCTCTTATCATATCTTAATAAATGTTCGTCCATATTATCCTAAATCTGCGAATGGATCATCAATTGATTTATTTTGATCATGTTTTTCATATATCTGATATGGAATTTTCATTTCTCTAATATTATAATGCCATTCTAGATGCTCTAATTTGTTTTGTTTAAACCAGTTTCCATTGTCTTCTGTAAGATTATACATATGAAATGCGTTAAGATTTTCTGCAAAAGCAACAATATAAACTGGAGCTTTTAACAAATCTCCAAACCAAACGCTCATATATTTTTGCTGATCTCTTTTACAGTATCTTGTCAAAATTGATTCAAAATATTTTGGTGAAGGTGTGTTGGTATAATTATCGATTCTAGTTAATTCTAAAACCGCTTTCGCTTCTGGTATTTGATTTTTAAATGTTACGCAGATCAAGTCTTGATCTATGGCGTATAATCCATTTTCACCATAAATCATATTCCTGTATAGAAGAGTTCTATCTTCATTATCTTTTCTTTGACGAACTTTATTCCCATATTCATTAACAATTTTTTCTATAGTTTTCATTTATTTTTAGTAGATAAGCTTTCAAAAGAAAATCGGTTACTGGTCATATGCGATAATTCTGGTTTGTTCAAAGTAGTTCGATTATTAATGCATCTGAAAGTTAAGTATGCTTTAAAATCTTTGCCGTCTTTATAGTAAATGCTTTTAGTGTTTAATACTTCTAGTTTATTAGCTTTAGCATAAGCTAAAACTTTAGCCTTGATGATATGATCAAATGGCAGATTATTATTTTCAATGAATAGTATTGGTTTAGTAAATTCTAAATCTGGCACACAAACTGCGCCCTTTAATGTATTGTTAAAAATAAAAGAATCATAAAATGGAATACATAATATTAAATTCTTATCACTCCATAATGATTTTAAAGTTTTGAAATCTATTCTTGGCTCATAATAAAAACCATCTTTTGCAGCGGTTGAAAATATTTTAATTAAATCTTTATAGCCTTGTTCATTTTTAAAAAATACAACTACTTTAGAAGTTTTTTGACGAGATTCTTCTGATCTTTCATTCATATCGTCATTTATAGAAATTCTTAATCCATATCTTAAGTTAATATTATATTTCTTGGTATTAGTATAAGCTTGCAAAAATGAAGTCATATTATCTTCTACTAAATTAACTTCTTTTAAGTTATTATCTTTGGCTATATCTATAATAGAATCTGGTTGATTCTCTTCTTTTTCTTCATCTTCAAGAGTAAGGATAGACCTTCCAATACTAAAATGAGATTTGAATAAAGGCATTATTTCCATTTGTGTATTATAATTAATATATATTGTAGTGTCAATAGCTAATTTAAATCAGCAAAAGCATCATGATTTTCGCCTTGTTTAAGCTGTGGCCATTTTGGACAGCCTTCATATTTTCTAGTTTCTATCTTAAATCCTTTAATATCTTTAAAATTATTCTCTAAGCTTGTTTCAACTACTTCGCCTTTATCATTTAATTTAACATAATATTCATAAGGATCTTTATATGGACATTTCCATCCACCTACTTTGCACATCCATTTATTCTTTTCATTATCTATTGCGAAGTTAGCTTTAGCAGAATTTTCATCAAACTTATTAACATAATCATTGATATGCTCCAAGTAGTGTTCAAAACCAGTAATTTGTTCATCTGTAAAAGTTAACTCTTGAATAGGCTGCTTTGGAAACCTAAGAAATAAGAACTTTACAATAGGCTTCAGTTTGGGCCATAATTTCTTACTCGCTAGACTATACATCATAGCTTGAATATTGGCTTCAAGGTCATCACCCCTAAACTTGTATTTGGAGCTCTTGTAGTCGATTATATGCATTTCTTTTTTGGTTTTAATAGGCTTATCTATAAAACCTCGAATATGATATTTAGGCTCTTGACTTTCAATATTGAAAGAATACTCTGGTTTAACTATATCTCCATGCTCACCAAAGAAGTCATGTTTTAAGCCCACCAAAATCATATCATTTAATAGCTTATAATTACTATCATCTAATTTAACTTTTTTAGCTAATTTTTTAACTAATACATCGACACCTTTATCACCATCAATTGCGTTCTTTTTGATTATTCTATTATAATTTTTAAGATGCCTTTTATTTAAAAGTAATTCAAAAACTGTATGACAAATAGTTCCTCTTAAAGCCCCATCATTTTGAGATTGCGGAACTTTAGTATGATAGTTATTCCAGTAAACCCAAGAACAAGTCTCAAGAGTCTTGATTCTAGAAGCTGAAAGAACTTTTAAATTTTTGGTTTCTTGTGCCATTGTAATATTTCTTCAGAGTTCATTTCACCGAAATCTTTTTT